AAAAATTAAACAAAATAAAAGACTTGAAAAAGTCTACAACAACATACTTATTCCAGGATGTCGGTTTCTTACGGACGTCCAAGATAACGGGGTGCCTTTTGATTTAGCTAGACTAAATCAATCTCAACAACTAATGCAGGTAGAGATTGATGAAGCGATTGACAAGTTATATGAAAATCCCGCTATAACTAATTTCGAGGCAATCAATGGAAAACGTTTTAATCCCAATAGTACTGTACAACTTAGGTCTTTGCTGTTTGACTTCCTTGGTCTTAATCCTACTGGAAAGAAAACAGGCACTGGTGCAAATAGCACAGATGCGGAAGTTCTTGGAGAGCTGGCGAGTCAATCCGATGTCCCTGCCCTCATCCTTAAGATACGACAAAAATCCAAGATTAAAAATACTTATTTGGACAAAATCATACCGCAGTTGGATCGTGATAGCCGACTACGTACAGGTTTTAACCTCCATGGTACTACTAGTGGCAGGCTTAGCTCTTCTGGCAAACTCAATATGCAACAACTTCCTAGGGATAACCCTATTGTAAAAGGTTGTATTAAGGCAGCTCCAGGCCACAAGATCGTTGCAATGGATTTAACAACAGCAGAAGTATATGTAGCCGCTGTGCTTGCAAAAGACGAGGCTTTAAAAGATGTATTTAGATCTGGGGGCAATTTCCACTCGGCTATTGCACATAAAGTATTTAGATTACCCTGTGAAGTAGGAGAAGTAGCAGACTTATATAGTATGCAAAGACAGGCGGCAAAAGCCGTAACTTTCGGTATCATGTACGGTGCTGGAGCAAACAAGATCAGTGAACAAGTTACAAAAGACTCTGGAAAAGAATTTACTAAAAAAGACGCACAAGGTGTTATTGACGACTACTTTAAAGAGTTTCACAAACTAAAAGACTGGATTGAAGACAACAAGAAATTTATCGCACAAAACGGATACATTTATAGCTACTTCGGTAGAAAAAGGAGATTACCAAATGTCGCATCGACAGACACGGGCATCAAGAGCCATAGCATTAGGTCTGGTCTTAACTTTTTGGTGCAGTCTGCTGCTTCTGATATTAATCTTCTAGGAGCTATAGACATGAATGCTTGGCTTAAAGCAAACAACAAGAAAGCACGTATATTTGCACTTGTTCATGACTCAATTTTAGCAGAAGTACCGGACGAGGAAGTAGACGGCTACAAAGAACAGTTAGATTATTATATACAAATGGATAGAGGACTTAGTATTCCAGGTTGTGCCGTAGGTACTGACTGGGATATAGGTAACGACTACGCTTTCGGTAAGTACGAGAAAAAGTATGCTTAAACATATTTATAGAATTGACTTAGACTTGACAGGTCTTTGTAACAGACGTTGTGCTTTCTGTCCTAGAGCCGATGATAGCTATCCTAACGAAAACAAACATATGTCTTTTGAAGTTATAGAAGAAGTAATGAAACAACTACGAAAGATAGGATATAAATCATGGATTGAATTAGCAGGACGTGGTGAGCCTACTCTACACCCCCAATTTCTTAAAGTAGTAGATATGCTATCAAAAGATGCTTGGAAACTACGGCTAACCACTAATGGATATAAAATGCATAAATGGTGGAATCCAGAAACACTCAAAAAATTCGATGAAGTCATACTCAATACTTATACTACTGAACAAGAATATGAACAACGAGTAAGAGACTATGCTTTTTTACCAAACGGTGTACCTGTAGAGCAATACTATAAGCCCGATGGACTTTCAGTTCAAGAGATAAATGACACAGGCCCTTTTCAAATGCCCAATGACACTGATAGAAAGCCTATAAAATGGTCGTTTGCTTTTAATAATAGAGCAGGCCACTTTAGCAACGTCAGAGTTAATTCTCCTTGTTGGCATCCCATGAGACAGATCTTTATAGACTACAATGGGTACTATCAGATGTGTTGCAATGATTGGACTCATCAAATAAAAATAGGGCACGTATTAAAACGAGGTCTTATAGATATGTATTTAAACGACCCTAAGTTAAATAGAATTAGATGGTCATTAATAAACAATGAAAGAGAGCGTATAAAGCCTTGTTCTGTGTGTGATGATAATCAGGGAGGAAAGCCGAATACTTTAGGTCTGATAAAGAAATTCAAAGATACAGATACTTATAAGCACCATGTGACAAAGATCGCAGGCTCTACGGGGTTGGTGTATAGGGAGTCACTAGAAAGTGGTGATAACATATAAGACATTGCATAATATACAGTTCCCAGTATTTTTACTATACTCAAATGAGTGGGAGTACGCAGATGGATTATTGTTTGTAGAAGGGCAGGTAATAGATGATACAAATATGCCAGGAAGTACTATGGGTATTCGTAGATTACAGACTCCGCAACCAGACCTGTATCCACTTAAAAAAGCAATACAAAATCATAATGGCATACTTAAACAAACAACTAAGTGCTTTATAGATAATAACGGAAAGCCTTTTATTTATCAAAAAACTAAGTTTGCTAATTTAAAATATTTAAAAATTATTGAAGTGATACGCAAGGATACCGCTTCACTAATACGAGTAAAAGGCTGTACCTCACCTTTTACCGTTCCACGGCCTCCCTTGCATGGAATGCAATGGGCAGGGATACTGCATCTACAAGGACTACCGTGGATGCTTTACGAGTATTCTGAAGAGAAACTCAAAGACACAAGACGAAAAGTATAATTTATGGCTAAAAGAAACCGTACTCTTGCAGGGGCTAGTTTAACCCTTCAGGAAATAGAACCTTTAACGCGGAATCAAGTAAAGGCATTTGATTCTAATAAACATTTAATTCTGCATGGATTAGCAGGAACAGGAAAAACTTTTATATCTTGTTACCTTGCTTTCGATGATATGTCAAAAGGAGCATATGAAAAGTTAGTAATTATTCGTAGTGCAGTACCAACTCGGGATATTGGGTTTCTTCCCGGAACAGAAAAAGAAAAATCTTCAGTATACGAAGAACCCTATCAAGCAGTATCAAATGAGTTGTTTGCACGAGGAGATGCTTACGGTATACTAAAACAGAAGTCTCTAGTAGAGTTTATGACCACCTCTTTCATTAGGGGTATTACATTGAAGCACGCAGTTATATTAGTAGATGAGTGCCAAAATATGTCTTTTCACGAGCTAGATTCAATTATTACTCGTATAGGACAGAACTGTAGAGTAATATTCTGTGGAGATTTTAGGCAAGCAGACCTAGAGAAAAATGGTATGCAAAAATTTATGCAAATACTTAAACGTATGGGTGATTTCGATTTCATTGAATATGAGGTAGAGGACATAGTACGTTCCGACTTTGTTAAGAACTACATTATAGCTAAGAATGAATTGAGCATATGAAAGCAGTTATAAGTAACAGAATATATATGGAAGTTAGTGACGATCTCCAACTGAGTATCGACAAAGAACTTACGTATGCCATTCCTACACACAACCCTTTAGACCCACCCCAGATGATTAAAAACATGGGTCTTATTCGCAAAGGGTTGGTATCATTACCTGTGGGAAGAATGGATTTAATACCAGAACACTATGAAATAGTAGATAAACGCATTACAAAGCCAGTAGAATTTCCTACGTTTAAGTATGAGTTACGAGACAGTCAAAAGGATGTTTATGATGCGCTCGAAGACAATAGTATAATAAACGCTTGGGTCAGTTGGGGAAAGACTTTTACAGGTCTTGCCATTGCTGGAAAGCTTGGTCAGAAAACACTAATCATAACTCACACTGTAGCACTAAGAAACCAGTGGGCGAAGGAAGTAGAAAAAGTCTATGGAATCACAGCTGGAATCTTAGGTAGTGGGAACTGGGAGATAGACCATCCTATCGTTATTGGCAATACTCAAACATTATACCGTAATATTGAGAAGATAAGAAAGGAATTCGGAACTATCATACTAGATGAAATGCATCACGTTAGTAGTCCGACCTTTTCCAAGTTACTAGATACAAATCATTGTCGATATAAGATAGGATTATCAGGAACCATAGAACGAAAGGATGGAAAGCACGTAGTATTCAGAGATTACTTTGGAAGCAAGATATTTAAACCGCCAAAGGAGAACTATATGACTCCTAGTGTGCATCTGGTACATTCTGAAATAAGATTTATGGACGGAGCAAAGATACCTTGGGCTAACAGAGTAACTAAGTTAGCCAACGATGAAGAATATAGACATACTATAGCCATGCTAGCGGCAGCCTACGCTGCAAGAGGGCATAAAGTATTAGTAGTAAGTGACCGAGTAGCTTTTTTAAAGAGTTGTGCGGAGCTTACAGGAGAAAAAGCAGTCTGTGTAACAGGTGATATACCTCACGCGGACAGAGAGGGGTTAATAGATCAAGTGCTCTACGGGGACGCAAATGTTCTATACGGAACTCAAGCTATTTTCTCGGAAGGAATTTCAGTAGACACGCTTAGTTGTCTAATATTAGGAACCCCCGTAAATAATGAGCCCCTACTTACACAGCTAGTAGGTAGGGTAATTCGTAAAAAGGAAGGAAAGATTGACCCTGTTATTATAGACATCCATCTTAAAGGCAATACCGCCAGAAGGCAGGCCTCGAATAGAGTAGGCTTTTATATGAAACAGGGTTGGCAAATAAAACAATTATGACACTAGAAGATTTAATAGCACCCGTAACCAAGAAAGAACTCTTTGAAGAAATACTAGGAAAGAAACCTTATGTATTTCCTGCGACTGATTATAAAAAAGAATTTTTCTCAAATATTATAACTTGGAAGCAGTTCTCAGACTATATCAACAATCACAGAGCTTCAGCGGGTTTGCAGGTTATAACTCCGCAGGGCAACAAGTTGTGTATGGAAAAAAACAATTTACATTCAGACTTCCAGCCTCACTGGGACTTTGAAAATAGATACGAAGTTTTAAAAGTCTATAGAAACTGGCAACAAGGTGGAAGTGTTATATTAACTAAAGCATCTATGCTTACTCCTAATATTTCTGCAATCGCGGGTTGTTTAGAGGAAACAATAGCTAATAGTGCTGCTGACGCACATTTTTACTGTTCACCGTGTAAAGATGCTACCTCTTTCTCGGTACACGCAGATGCAGACGATAATTTTCTAGTGCATGCAATCGGAAAAGTCCATTGGCAGGTTTTTACAAAAACATCTCGTGAAGATTGCGTAATAGATACAGTACTAGAACCAGGAGATCTGTTATATATACCAAAAGGTACATACCATAAGGCAGAGCCAGTAACAGCCAGGGTATCTATATCTGTACCCTTAGCTATTGTCAAAGGTATTCATTCTCTTTGTCGCGATTACTGTGACTTTGAAAAAAATATTTCTTGACAAAATTCTTAAAAAGGAGTATAATAGTTGTTCTTATTTGATTGGAAAAAGGTTTACGATACGGCAGAGGGTAATATTTCAAATTGTAATTTGATAATGGAAATGCTCATAAAGAGAAAAATTCCAAATAATAGATATGACCCCATCTATTCGTATTCGCAAATGAGTTTCGTGGGTAATAATTTTTTAATACACCCAGATGTTCTTTTGCTCAATTCTTATAAGTACTCAAGCCGCGACATCTCGGTGTACTATGCATTAGCTTCACTCCGAAGCCTAGCAGAGTACATGGTGTCAAAAAAACTTACACTAGATTTACTGCATTTACCAGTACCTCTAGAAACTATCACAGAAAATAGGCTACTTACATTAGAAGGCGAGAATATTCACTTTCTATATGAAGAAGTCACACAGGAGAATATACACTAATGGCATTATCATTTAATAAGCAAACTGGCGGAGCCCAGAAATCATCAATTAATACTTTCACATACAAAGACGGCGATAACAAGATGCGCATCGTAGGCGATATCCTTGCTCGTTACGTTTACTGGATTGAAGGTGAAAACGGCAAGAACATTCCTTTGGAGTGCTTGTCATTCGACCGTAACGCAGAGAAGTTTAATAACGCAGAAAAAGATTGGGTTCGTGAATACTTCCCAGATCTTAAGTGTGGCTGGAGCTACGCTGTTCAAGTTATTGACCCTGCCGACGGCAAAGTTAAAGTAGCAAATCTTAAGAAGAAGTTGTGGGAGCAAGTAATTACTGCCGCAGAAGATCTTGGAGATCCTACTAACCAAACAACTGGCTGGGATATCTGTTTTAAAAGAGTTAAGACAGGCCCGCTCCCTTACAATGTTGAGTATCAACTACAAGCATTGAAGTGTAAGCCACGTGCTCTGACAGACGAAGAGTTAGGTCTTGTTGCAGACCTTAAGTCTATGGACGATGTTATGCCTCGCCCTACTGCTGATGCACAGAAAGAGCTTCTTGATCGAGTTCGCAACGCAGGACAGGACAATGACGACGAGTTGCTAGACGCGGAGTTCAATGTAGGATGAGTTATGATAAACATGGTAAAGGAGTAGTAGCAGCTCTTTTAGTTCATGCTGACTTAATAAAAAAAGGTTATCAAGTTTTTACAGAAGATACCGGTCAGGGGATTATAGACCTGGTATCTGTACATCTCCAAACCGGAGAAACAAGATACATTGATGTTAAGTCTTTAGCTAGAAGAGCAGACGGGTCTAAAATTAACAGAATACTAAAACCTGTTCAAAAAAAGTTTGAGGCTGACTCAGGCTTAAAAATAGAATTAGTATATGCAGACACTGAAACTTATGAAATACAATATCCTCTTAGAAGAAAAAGGGCGGCAGCATGATTTTATATACCGCAGACTGGCACATAAAGCTGGGACAGAAAAACGTCCCAGTTAAGTGGGCAGTAGATCGGTATGAAATGTTCTTTGAACAAGTTTACGAACTAGAAAAACAATGTAGTATGCATATAATCGGGGGTGATCTATTTGATCGCCTTCCGAGCATGGAGGAACTGGAGCTGTACTTCTCGTTTATTCGGAAAGTACAGATTCCAACTATTATATATGACGGAAATCACGAAGCTACTAAAAAGAATAAGACATTCTTTACACAGCTAAAACAAGTATCCAGAGATATAAACCCTCTTATTAACATAGTAGATATTTCGTATATTGATGAAGATTTAGGTTACGGTATATTGCCATATGCTGATCTTCACAAGAAAGGTAGCATAGACCATTTCGATACTAGAATGCCCTTGTTTACACATATTCGTGGAGAGATACCTCCTCACGTCAAACCCGAAATAGACTTAGATTTATTAGCTGACTTCCCTGTAGTATTTGCAGGAGATTTACACGCTCATAGCAACACCCAACGTAACATTGTATATCCAGGTAGTCCTATGACAACTTCTTTTCACAGGAGCAGAGTTAAAACGGGGTATCTACTTATCAATGAACGTGATTGGAGTTGGATGTGGGAAGAGTTTAAACTTCCACAATTAATCCGCCAAACAGTATCAGATCCTAGTGATATGATACCTACTGATTATGATCACACGATCTATGAGATAGAAGGTGACATTCATGATCTGGCTGCTGTTAAAAACTCCGACTTACTTGATAAGAAAGTAGTTAAAAGAAACTCTGAAGCCTCTTTAATAATAAACAAAGATATGTCTATAGACGAAGAATTAGTAGAGTATCTAACTTATATTTTAGAAATTTCACCCGAAAAAATACCGGATATCTTAGGAACTTATAATGATTACGCTGCGAACATTGAAATGGGATAACTGCTTTAGCTACGGTTCTGGTAATGAATTAACACTCAATGATAATACAGTAACACAAATTATTGGCACTAATGGTATGGGGAAGTCCTCTATACCATTGATCATTGAGGAA